GATTTAAGACCTTTAGGGAGTGAAAAATTACAAGGTATGGATAAAATTAGACGTATCATGGAAATTGCACGATATAATGATGTTCCTAAACAGGAGAATAACGAGCTTTCTACAACAAATTATACTATTACATTATCAGATGGTAAAACATATGGTATCGTTAAAGAAAAATTAGGTTACATAATTAAAAGTGGGTTGAACGAGTCTACTTTGGATTATACAGAATCTATGAAACATAGAAAACACTATAGATCATATTCTGAGGCCATGAAAAGGTTGAATATTATGTCAAGTGAAATTAATAGAGTGACTGGTTATGAATATGGTATTCCGTTAATTGGTGAACAAGCCGAATCAAAAAAAAAATTCGTATTAAAACAAAATAAACCAAAACCAGCAGACGCAGGGGCTCCACCGGCAGAAGGTGATATGGGTGCAGGAGCACCACCACCGGCAGATGCTGGGGTTCCACCTATGGATGCAGGAGCACCACCAGCAGACGCAGGGGCTCCACCGGCAGAAGGTGATATGGGTGCAGGCGCACCACCTGCAGAAGGCGATATGGGTGCAGGTGCACCACCAGCAGGGGAAGAAGGGACACCACCGACTGATGATATGGGAGGTGAACCACCTACGGATGATATGGGTGAAGAAGGTATGGAACCACCTATGGATGATATGGGTGAACCTGAAGATGAGGAAGAACCTGCAGGACCTTTAGGTCTAAAATCTATACAAAAATTAACAGGAAGATTAAGTCAAAAAATCAGATCTTTTGATAAAGATAAAGGTATGGACTCACAAGATATTAAATACGTGGTAAATTCAATATTGTCAGCAATTAATTTAGATAATTTAGATGAAGATGATAGAGATGATATTATTGGAAAATTTGATGAGGTTGATGAATATGATATGGGTGACGAAGAAATTGATATGGGGGGAGATGAAGATTTGGGTATGGAAGAACCTGATATGGGTGGAGATATGATGTCTCCTGATATGGGTGCAGAAGCGCCACCAGCACCTGAAAAGGCTGAAGGGTATTCGCATATTATGGATTCATTGTTTACGGAGTCTAAAGTTGAAAAGGTTTTAAGTGGGTATTTTGATATAAAACAAGAAGAAAAAAATATACTTGAAGAAAAAAGAAAAAAAGATTTTTTAAAGGAAAAACTAAAAAGAATTCAAGTAAGAAAAGAATTTGTAAAATTAAGTGAAAGTTTGGCTCAATTAGAGACGGCTAATGAGTTTTACAAATCAAACAAAAACGCTAAGTTTGTTGGTAAAACAAACAAAGAAAATTTAGTGTTTGTTGTTGAAAATAGGCAGTTTAAAATAACCCCAAGAGGAAGAATTTTATGATTTTAGTATATGTAAATGAATTAGGACCAAACTACAGGGGGGATAATATATATGAATTTATTTTTTCTGATTTGGATGATGTTTGGGGGGAGGATTGGGATGCTGAACCAGCATCAGGAAAACCACTTCCACCTGAAGTAAATTATATAAAAAAAGTAGGGGTTTTAAAGAACTCAGAAATAGAATTAAATTTAATTCAAAACTCTGATTTTTTTGGTGTTTATGATGCAATTGATGGTGTCATATCTTTAGCGTGGGAAAAATCAGATAGTGATGATATATTAATTCACAAAAGGAAAAGATTAGTTTTTCAATACGGTGATAGTGTTGAAACTGTTGAGAATAAATTATACGAAAGAGATATCGTATTAAAATGGGAAAAAAACTTAGTGAACGATGAAACATATTAATACAAAAATAGCAACATTATTACATGAAGGTCTTTCAATTTCAACTTTAGAGAATTTGAATGAAACTCAAATAAATTTATTATACGAAAAGGCTAAAAAAGTAAAAAAAGAACCTAAAGAAGAAGTAACAAAAACTATAAAACAATATAATTTAGGTAATAAAGAGGATAAAGATAAGTTTTTAGACGCATCTAAAGCCGTTACAGATAAAAATAAAGTAAATTTTGATCCTAAAAATGACACCGCATCTATTGGTGAAACAGAATTACAAGAAAAGTCAAAATCAAAACAACAACAAAAAATTATGGGATTGGCTCTTTCTGTTAAAAGAGGAGATACCCCTAAATCTAAAGTTTCTAAATCAGTTAAAGATATGTCAAATAAAATGTCAGAAAAAGATTTAGAAGATTTTGCATCCACAAAACATAAAGGATTACCTAAAAAGGTTGAGTCAAAAGACTCTGTTAAAAAATTAGAAGAAGGAATAATGAAATTGATTGAAGATCATTTACCTCCACATACAACAAAAGGTGAATTATTATACGCAATCAGAAGAAACAAAAGATAATGAATGTCGTTAACAAAAGAACAAGCCTTATTAGAATATGCTAAATGTGTAAATGATACTCCTTATGCATTAAAAACATATCTACAAACATACGACAATACTCAATCTAAATACGTACCGTTAGAATTATTTAATGATCAAGTTACACTTGTAAAAGATTACGATACATGTGAAGAAAATATTGCATTAAAATATCGTCAGGCAGGTGTGTCCACAGTAACTTCAGCATGGGCATCAAAAAGAATGGTATTTGCTCGTAAAGAAAAACCTGAAAAAATTCTTATAATTGCAAACAAAATGGATACTGCCGTTGAAATGGCAAATAAAGTAAGGGCATTTGTAGAGCAATGGCCTAAATGGTTAGGTGTTGGATTCTCAAACGAAAAAAATTCCCAAAGACATTTTAAATTAACCAATGGATGTGAAGTTAAAGCGGTAGCAACATCAAAAGATGCTTTACGTGGTTATACACCAACTATTCTTATATTTGATGAGGCGGCTTATATAAACGCAGATGAAGACTTTTGGTCTGCGTGTATGGCGTCTTTATCTACAGGAGGTAAAGTAATTGTAATATCAACACCAAATGGATTTGATCCGATATATTATTCAATTTACAATCAGGCAATTAAGGGTATGAATGACTTTAAAATTACTGAGATGTATTGGTTTCGTGATCCACGTTATTCAAAAGATTTAAAACTGATTAAATGTGATGATATAGTTCATTATATGTTAAATCGTGCAGAATATAAGGACGATGAAATAACTTTAGATTATGGTGAAATTAAAGTTAGTAATAGAGATTTTCAAGAAATAAAAGATAAAATAGAAAATGGTGGTTACAAGGCGTATAGTTCGTGGTTTGAAGCCATGGCTAAAAAGTTAAAATTTGATAAAAGAAAAATATCACAAGAGCTTGAATGTAACTTTTTGGGTTCGGGGGATAACGTAATACCTCCCGAAACAATGAAATCAATAAAAGACAAACATATAAAAGAACCAAAAGAAAAATTAATGGGTGGTGCTTTGTGGGTTTGGAAAGATCCCGTTCCTGGTCATAAATATATTATGGGTATGGATGTTTCTCGTGGGGATAGTGAAGATTTTACAACTTTTACCATAATTGATTTTGACGAAAGAGAACAGGTAGTTGAGTATATCGGTAAGGTTCCTCCCGATGTTGTCGCAGATATAGCATTTAGATGGGCAACATTGTACAACTCGTTTATTGTTACAGACATAACTGGTGGTATGGGTGTTGCAACATCAAGAAAATTACAAGAACTTGGATACAAAAATCTTTATGTTGATGGGGTTAATTTGGCGGATAAATGGAAATGGGACCCAAAAAGTCAAGATAAAATACCGGGTATTAATTTTAACTCAAAAAGAGTTCAAATAATTGCATCATTTGAGGAATCATTAAGACATAATTTTGGTGTTAGATCACAAAGATTATTTAATGAACTAAATACTTTTGTTTATGTGAATGGAAGACCCGATCACCAAAAGGGTCAACATGATGATTTAATTATGGCGTTGGCTATGGGTATATATGTTGGTGAAAACTCTTTCGCACAATTAGAAAAGGCAACTGAACATGCGAAGGCCATGTTAGATTCTTGGACTACTGAGAAAAAAGATTTTAGAGAATCCCACCAAAACTTTAATCCTGGAGTACCTGTAAGTTATATGGATAGAATGAGTATGAATAGAAGTAGTTTAACGCAAAGTGATTATGAAAACTATTTATGGTTATTCGGAAGAAAAAGAGTTTAATTTATAAATTCTAGAATTATTTTTAAAATAAAAAAATATGGCACAAGAAAAATTTACGGTTTGGCAAAGATTGGGTAGGGTGTTTGGACCTAATGCGACTTTAGACCAACAAACACCTGTATTCAAATTTGATAAAAAAGAATTATTAAAAACAACCGATAAAAAAGAATTTGAGGTTGAGAAATTACAGGCACAACAATCATTATATATTGGTCAGCAATGGCAAAAGGTAGAAAGTAATTTATACCAACAAGCGGTTTATTATGAACCGACAAGAATGGCATCATATTATGATTACGAATCAATGGAGTATACTCCTGAAATTTCGGCAGCTTTAGATATATACGCCGAAGAATCAACAACACCAGATCAAGATGGTTTAATATTAAAAGTTTATTCCGAATCAAAAAGAATTAAACAAGTATTAACCGACCTTTTTACTAACAAATTGGATATAAATACTAATTTACCAATGTGGACAAGAAATACTTGTAAGTTCGGAGATAATTTTATTTACTTAAAATTGGATCCCGAAAAAGGTATTGTAGGGTGCCAACAGTTACCAAATATTCAAATTGAAAGATTAGAAAAAGGGATGAGATTTCAACCCGACAAATATTCTCAAGAAATGGAAAACGACGCTTTGAAGTTTGTTTGGAAAGAAAAAAACATGGAATTTAATACTTGGGAAGTTGGTCATTTCAGGATTTTAGGTGATGATAGAAAACTTCCTTATGGTACATCTATGTTAGAAAAGGCGAGACGTATTTGGAAACAATTATTATTATGTGAAGACGCCATGTTAATTTACCGAGTTTCTAGAGCACCCGAAAGAAGAGTTTTTAAGGTGTTTGTGGGTAATATGGATGATAAAGATGTTGATGCTTATGTACAAAAAGTGGCTAACAAATTTAAAAGAGATCAAATTGTTGATTCAAAAACTGGTAATGTTGATATGAGATATAATCAGATGGCGGTTGATCAAGATTTCTTCATACCTGTTCGTGACTCTTCGGCACCTGAACCTGTAACAACATTGGCGGGAGCCTCTAACTTAGCTGAAATTGCGGATATTGAATATATACAAAAAAAGTTAGTAACAGCACTTAGAATACCGAAGGCATATTTAGGGTTTGAAGAGGCTGTTGGTGACGGTAAAAACCTATCTTTGTTAGATATTAGGTTTGCAAGAACCATCAACAGAATTCAAAAATCTATGATTGCGGAATTAAATAAAATAGCAATTATTCATTTATTTTTGTTAGGTTTTGAAGACGAATTAACAAACTTTACTTTAAGTTTAAATAACCCATCTAAACAAGGTGAATTATTATCTTTAGAGATTTGGAAGGAAAAAATTACATTATATAAAGACGCAACCGCTGAAATTGCAAAATCATTAGCACCTGTTTCTGCTTCTTGGGCTAAAAAACACATATTAGGGTTTTCTGACGAAGAAATAAGATTAGACATCCAACAACAAAGAGTTGAAAGAGCTGTTTATGCTGAATTAGAAAAAACGCCTGAAGTTATTACAAAAACTGGTTTATTTGATAACATTGATAAGTTATACGGTAAAAAAGATGTTGACGTGGCTGCGGGTACTGCGGGTGAAGGAGGGGCACCACCACCGGGAGGTGATATGGGTGGTCCACCACCGGGAGGTGATATGGGAGGTCCACCACCACCCCCACCTGGAGGTGAAGGAGGGGTTACACCTGAAAGATTTGTTAGAAATGATTTAGATTTAATATTAGAAGAAACACTTTTTAATGAAACTAACAACTTAGATTTATCTAAAGGTAGAAATTCTTTAGTAGAAATTGACCAAAAATTGAAAGATTTGATTGATAAGTAATATTTATATTAAAAAAAATATGAGCACATTCGGTAATATAAAAACTAATATAGAAAACACAGCAGTAGAAATTGCTAAAAAACCAAGTTTTAAAAAATTTATAAGAGAGTTTAATTCTTTAGTTTTAGAAAACAAAGATTTGGCAGAACTTTATTACATATATGATGATTTATCATCTAACAAAGGTTTAGATAATGATTTAGCAAATGACTATATTAATGAGTCTGTTGAGTATTCTCAAATTTTAATTGAAAACCAAATAACGGACATTAAAAGATTAAATAATTGGATTAATTCTTGGAATATAACAAATAAAAATAATTATTCCGATATTGATAATGCAATTTATTCTAAAGGAATTAAAAATTTAGAATCAATTTTAGAGTCTAAAAAAAATATTAAAAATTTATTGACAAAAGAACCTAGTAGAAAAGATGTTTCTGAAAAGTATAATGTACCCATTTCTACTATGGTAAAAATTGCTAATGAATCTTTGAAAAAAGAAATATCAACACTTTCTATTACCGAACAAAAAGAATTAGAAAGTATAGTTTCTTTAAGTTATGACGATTTAGTTGTAGAAATGAAAAACTTAAAAAACCATGTAGTAGATAAACTTAAAAGTAATTTAAATGAGTCTAAAGAAGATGAATTGAAGGACTCAATAAAAAAGACAATCGGTAAAATAATGGATGCAAAGTGCACACATTACGATTATTATAAACTAAAAAAACTAAGTTTGGGACTATGAAAAAGTTTTTTAACGGTATTGGTAGACTGTTCATGGATAGCCAAGGTAACGCATCTTCAAAAAGATTTATTGGTATTTTGTGTGGTGTCTCTCTTTGTGTTACACTTTATGTAAATAGCTATTCACATGGTGACATAAGACCTTCTGACACTTTAGTGAATGCAGTTGCTATGTTGGCTTTTGGTTGTTTAGGTCTTACATCCACAGAAAAGATTTTTGGAAAAAAATCCGAAGAGAAAAAAGAAGAAGAAACTCAAGAAACTATTTGATTCTTTTGTTTGTATTGAGCCTTTTTAATTTGAGCCCTTCGTTTTACGGAGGGTTTTTTGTATTCTTGTCTTTCTTGAAGTTTTTGAATTTGTTTTGTTTTGTAAATTTTAAATTTATAAGTTTTGAGTGCCTGTTCTAAAGAAGATGAATTTTTGACATGTACTATAATCATATTTTTTTGGTTTACACTATAAATAGTAACAAAAAAATTAAATTTTGACAAGAACTAAAAGTTTTATTATAATTGTTAAAACAATAAACTTTCAAGATATGAAAAATGAAAAAAGGAAAAACATCAAAACTGAATATTTTTGGTGATGCAAAATGTCAATACGGTACGGTAGATTCAAAAAATTTAAAATCAATTTATTTAATACTACAAACATGGATTGAGCCAAACGATGATTATGAAAATTGGTCAAAATTAACAGGAGAAATAAAAAGAAATATTTTACACACATTATTAGAATCGGTAGATAGAACAATTTTTGAAAAAAAATTTATTGTGGATTTAGATTTAAGGACAAGTGGAATACAAAAAAATAAAAAAAGTTTCCTTAATTTAGAGATAACATTATTTGTACACAAAGAAAATATAGATTTCAAATCAATACTATTAAAAAGTAAAATAAAAAATATTTTAGGATCAATTTATAAAGATGACCTAAAAAATTCAAAGTATTTTACATTAAGTATGACTAAAACGAAACAAACTGTAACTATATAATATTTATCATAAAAAAGATTATGAAAATATTAGGACCTAAAGACACGGGTAAAGGTATACTTGTTGAGTGGGATGCAGGAATAATTAACCCAAATGAATATAGAAACAGTCAAGTTTTAAAAGAATCATATGGTCAATTAGATCATTCAAAACCATTTGTTTTTTATGCAACTTTACAAAAATATGGAGTACCAAATAGAAATGGGCGCGTATACCCCGAAAAAATATTAAAAAGAGAGGCTGAAAAATATAAAGAAATGATCAATCGTGGTATGTCAATTTCAGAATTGAATCACCCCGAATCTTCTTTAATTGATTTAGATAGAGTTGCACATCTTATTACTGATGTATGGTGGGAAGATAATGTACTAATGGGTAAAATTAAATTGTTGACATCACCTGGATTTCATGAAAGAGGTATTATTTCGTCTAAAGGGGATGTTGCTGCAAACATGATGAGACAAGGAGTTACAATGGGTGTTTCTTCTCGCGGTGTTGGGTCTTTGGTGAAAAAAGGAGAACAAAATGAAGTACAAGAAGATTTTGAATTAATCTGTTTTGACTTAGTTTCTTCACCATCAACTCCGGGAGCTTACCTTTATCTTAACAAAGAAGATAGACCTAAATACGAAGAAAATTTAACGGAGCATCAAGAAATAGAATCAAATCCTTTAAGTAAATCTGTTGACTTAATGAAAAGATTATCCGATTATTTGGATAAATAAAAAATTAAATTATGGATGAAAAGTATTTTGTTGCGAGAGTTACCACAGACATGGTAGATGAAAACACAGGTAAAGTTAAAAAAATTAAAGAAGAAAAATTAGTTAAGGCTTTTTCACCAACTGACGTAGAAGCAAAAGTCACAAAGGCGTATGAAAGTTACACTATGGATTGGAGAATTACGGCAATTGTTGAAAGTAAAATTGATGAGGTAATTGAGTAATTAATAATTCTTTATTTAAAATTGTTTGGGGAGATACATTACGTGTCTCCCTTTTTTATTTTTTATAATATCATAAAAACCAAGTTTTTTTTTAAACATCTACATATTTATTAAAAAAATAAACGCATAACATATTGTCAAAAAAATGAGTATGAATGAAAAATCGGTAGTAGAAGAAGCTTTATTACAAATTAAAGCTGTTGAAAATGCTATCAGTGAAAATGCAAAAGGAATACTTGCTTCAACAATGAAAGAAGAAATCAGTGAATTAGTTAGGGAATCTCTTGGAGGTTCAAAAAAGAAAAACCTGCGTGAACAAGAAGAACAAGACCAAGAAGTTGGTGTAGAAGACGAAGAAGAAGTAGACGTAGAAGAACCTGTTGATGGTGAAGAACCTGAAATGGAAGAACCTGTTGATGGTGAAGAACCTGAAATGGAAGAACCTGTTGATGGTGAAGAAGCCGTTGCTGGTGATAATCAATCAGAAGAATTACCCGCTTTGGACATGACTCAATCACCTATCAGTGATGTTATCAAAGTATTCAAATTAATGGGTGATGAAGATGGTATCATTGTCAAGAAAGATGACAAAGGTATTCATTTATCAGACCCAACAAATGATACTGAATATTTAATTCAAATGGGGGATGAATCTGAAAATCCAGAAACAATGATGGAAAATAATTATAGAAGATCATCAAGAAAAAGAAGTTCGTTATTTGAGCAAGAAGACGATTTAGAAAACGAAGAATATGAAGAAACTAATGAAAACATTTATGAGTTAGAAATTGAGGATTCTTTGGAAGAAAATACGTATGAACAATTTGACGAGTTTGAAGATGAGTCAGAAGATTACGGTGATATGGAAGTCTCTGATGAAACGGTATATGAGGTTGACCAAGAAGAACTAGAATCTGTTTTAGAATCTTTTAAAGCTAAGGGTATTGGTATGGGTAAACCAGGAAATGGTTTCTCAAAAATGACCGTAAACAATAAAGGATTTAGTGATGACAAAAAATCAGGAGGAAAAGGAATTACAGGTAAAGGACCTAAATTCAAGTACCCTTCAAAACTTAAAAAAGGCGTAACTGAAACCGACTTAGAAGAAGAAGAATTCAACCAATGGGAAGAAGAAACAAATGAAGAAATGGTATCTCCTGAAACTACTGAAGCATCAAGAACTTTAGGTAACGGTAAATATTGGGGTAGAAAAGGCCTACCTAAACCAAGAACCGCACCTAGACATTTAAAAGTTGAATCAGTAAATGGTGAGTTAAACGTATTAAGAGAAAAAAATGAAGAATACAAAAAGGCTTTGGATTTCTTCAGAACAAAACTTAATGAAGTTGCAGTATTCAATTCTAATTTAGCGTATTCTACACGTTTGTTCACTGAACATTCAACAACAAAACAAGAAAAGATTAATATTCTTAGAAGATTTGATTCTGTTGAATCTTTAAAGGAATCAAAAAATCTTTACCAATCAATCAAAAAAGAATTAGATGATAAAGGTACTCAACCTGTGGTTACTGAATCTATTCAGAGAAAGGTAATTAAAACTCCACAATCGGGTTCCGCAACTAATCTTATTGAAAGTAAAACGTATGAAAATCCACAATTTGTAAGAATGAAGGATTTGATGACAAAAATTAAATAAAAAATAAACTTTTTAAAATTACTGTATATTTATATACATAAAATAAAAATAAACTCTAATTAAAAAAATAAAAAAATGGGAGCATTATTAGAATCAGGTCTTGTTGGTAACATCGGTCTTAAGCACTTGAAAGTTATCAAAGAAGATACAATTAACAAATGGGATAGATTAGGATTCCTAGACGGTCTTAAAGGACACGTTAAAGAGAACATGGCACAATTATATGAAAACCAAGCGTCTCACTTAATCAACGAAGCAGCA